CCGCGAGCAGAACGTGAACGTGCCGCCCGCCAGGCTCGGCGCCAAGCTCGGCCAGGGCAAGTTCACGATCCAGCCGGCCGAGCTGATCAACCCCGGCGGCATGCGCGGCGTGTCGTCCAAGTCCGGCGGCGCCGAGCTGGCCGCGGCCCGGATCGGGATGGCCTGGAACTCCCAGCGTCACGGCACCAGCTCCCGGGTGGAGATCCCGGAGCAGTGGTACGTGATGGCCAAGACCCTCCGGAACAGGTGAACAGGATGCTCGGGGCGATCACCCGCAAGATCATGTCCGGCAGCATGCCCCGCCGATGGGGCGTGCTGTCGGGCATCGACATCGGCGCTGACGGCGACCCGTACCTGGACCGGCTCCGGCTGGCCGAGACCCCGTGGTTCGCTGTCTTCCTGCACCACATCCACCGGCCCGACAAGGACCCGGACCCGCACGATCACCCGTGGGCGTTTGCCTCGCTGGTCCTGGCCGGGTCCTACATCGAGCGCGTCTGGCCGGACAAGCGTAATCCGCATTTGCGTCGGCTGCGGGTCCGCGAGCGGTTCACCTTCGGCACGATGAGCCGGGACGCCGCGCACATCATCAAGTCGATCGACGGCCCGCTGTGGACCCTGGTCGTCACCGGGCCCAGTCACGGCAGCGAGAGCTGGGGATTCTGGGTCAGGGGCAAGGGCGTCCAGTGGCGCGTCTATATCAGCGCCAACGGAGGCGAGGAATACGCGGCGGCCAAGGACCGCGAGAACGGTCCGCAGCACCGGGACGTGCTGTCGTGAACGTCTCGGTGGAGACCTCGCCCGGCGGCGGCCTGGTCCTCATCCTGTCCGGTACAGGGCCGGCGGCCCTGTACCGGATCGGCAGCCTGGACGAGCACGACCTTCGCGACCTGGAGTTCGTGCTCGCGCAGCGCCGGGCGATGTCCAGCCGGTGCCCGGAGACTGACGGACGGCACACCTGCAGCCTGCGCCCGGGTCACGGCGAGAGCCACCAGTGCCGGGGCTGCGAGGCCCGCTGGCGGCACGTCCCGGCCGGGATACGCTTAGGGACACCATGATCCTGCGGCCGGGCTGATTTCCGGAGCCGGGAACCTCCTCTCACAGCACGGAGGGTCCCGGCTCCGGTTATGCCCGCCCTGGAACTGCAGGTCATCCCGGAAACCATCCTGCCCGGCGGCATCGCCGTGCGCGGCCTGGACGGCCTGTCCGGCTCGCAGCAGCCCCGGTTCTGGACCGCCCCGCCTCGCCACCGGGACAAGGACCCGGCCTGCCCGGCCTGCGCGAACGACGACTACCGGTGCGGCTGCGGCGACTACCAGTCTTCCGAGCTGCTGGACTGGGCGCCGAACTTCGGCTACGACCTGGACGAGTGGCAGTCCTGGTGGCTGGCCGAGGCGACCGGGACCCGGCCGGACGGCAAGTGGGCGGCGTTCGAGAATTATCTCGTAGTAAGTCGGCAGAACGGAAAGAACCAGTGCCTTGAGGTGCGGGAACTGGCCGGCCTGTTCGTCTTCGGCGAGAAGATGATCATCCACACCGCCCACGAATTTAAAGCTGCCGCCGAGCATTTCCGCCGCGTCCGCGACGTGGTGACCGGGTACGACGAGCTGCGCAAGCGGGTCAAGTCCGTCACCACCAGCCACGGCGACGAGGCGATCGAGCTGCGGGCCGCGCCCACCCTGATCTTCGGCTCCGGCGGCAAGATGATCCGCAAGACGGTCACGCCCCGGCTCCGGTTCCTGGCCCGCTCGCGCGGCTCCGGCCGGTCGTTCACCGCGGACTGCGTGGTCTACGACGAGGCGATGATCCTGTCCGATGAGCAGGTCGGCGCATCGATGCCGACTATGAGTGCCGTCGCCAACCCCCAGATGATCTATACCGCGTCGGCCGGCTACAAGGACTCCATCCAGCTCGGCTCGGTCCGCCGCCGGGTGATCCGCAAGGACCCCACCCTGATGGGCGCCGAGTGGTCCGTCAGCCCGCACAACGACGCCTGCCCCCGGGACGAGCTGAACGGCCGCAGCACCAACTCCTACATCACCTGCTCGCTGCACGACGACCGGGACGACCCGCGGTCCTGGGCTCGTGCCAACCCGGCGCTCGGCACCCGGATCAGCTTCCGGCACGTGGCCCAGGAGATGGCCTCGATGAGCACGGTCACGTTCGACCGGGAGCGGCTCGGCGTCGGCGACTGGCCGGCCGAGGACGAGGCCTGGGCGGTGATCAGCCGGGAGCACTGGGAGGGCTGCTCGCTGCCCGACCCCGGCGGCGCCACCCGGCCGATCGCGTTCGCCGTGGACGTGGACCCGGACATGCTCTCGGCCTCGATCGCCGCGTGCTGGTACCGGCCGGCCGACGCGGCATCGCCGGAGCGGCCGGTGCTGGAGATCCCGCAGGGCTGCCACCGCGAGGGCGTCTCCTGGGTCATCCCCCGGCTCATCCAGCTCCGGCAGCGCTGGCGCCCGCTCGCCGTGGCCATGCCGCGGAACGGCCCGGCGGCCGGCCTGACCGACGACGCGGAGAAGGCCGGCATCGAGGTGATGAAGGCGTCCAGCGCGGACGAGGCCGCCGCGTTCAGCTTCATCGTCACCGCCGCCCGGAGCCGCTCGATCATCCACCTCGGCCAGGAGCAGGCCCCCGGGATGTGGCACTCGGTGGCCCGCGCCGAGACCCGCGACGTCGGCGACGGCGGCCAGGCCTGGTCCCGGCGCGACTCCGAATCCGACATCACCCCGATCACCTCGGCCACGCTCGCGCTGTGGGCGCTGAACCGCAAGCGCCGGCACTACGACCCGCTCAAGTCGATCCGGTAGGAGGAGCTGATGACAGCGACGGCCGAGACCGTCCCGGCGCAGCAGGCCCGCGAGATCCGTCCCGGGCGCTGGCTGGCCACCGCGTTCGCCGCCGTGTTCGTGACCCTCGGCTGGCTGGCCGGCGCGATCGTCACCTCGGTTATCTTCACCGGGAGCAGCATCCGGTACGGCTGGCACCGCGGCCGGGGCCGGAGCGATGAGATGATCGCCGCCAGGGCCTCGGCCAGGGCCGTGAAGGCCGCGCCGGAGCCCCCGCCCGCACCGCGCCCGTCCAAGATGTAGGAGGAACCGTGACCGACCGCGAGATGACCGAGGAGCGGGAGCAGGAGCTGGAGCTGGCCCGCGAGTGGGCGACCACGACCCGGCGGCTGGCCGGCCAGGCTGAGGACCAGCTGGCCCTGGCGCTGATGCGGTACAACCGGCAGACTGGCCGGTAACTACCGCCCGCAGGCCTGGAGGGCGCCGTGCACGCGCACGCCCATGTCATCCTGGCAGCCGCCGTCGCCCACCCGCACGTGGTGCGCCTGATCATCACCGCGCACGTGCATGCGTACCGTGCCGCCGCCCGGTTCATCCGCACACTCATCACGGCAGTGGCGGCCCGCAAGCCGAAGATCTCCGTCATCACCCCCACCTGGCAGCGGGCCCGGCTGCTGCTGAACCGGTGCATCCCGTCCGTGCTGGCCCAGGACTACGAGGGCGAGATCGAGCACGTCATCGTGTGCGACGGCCCTGATCCGGCGCTGGAGGGCGTGCCCGGCGTGCGGTTCCTGGACCGCCACCGGGAGCAGGCCAACCGCGGCATCTGGGCCCGGCTGGCCGGCACCCGGCTGGCCACCGGGGAGCTGCTCGCCTACCTGGACGACGATAACGCCTGGCGGCCGGGTCACCTGCGGCTGCTGGCCGCCGCGATCGATGAGCAGGACGTCTCGTTCGCGTACAGCCGGGCCGCGTGCAGCAACGGGAACGGGTGCCGGTGGGAGATCGGCTGCCCCAACCCCGTGTTCGGCCAGGTGGACACCTCGCTGATCGTGCACCGGGCCGGGCTGCTGGAGACCGCGACCTGGGAGCCGTCCGGGCGTCCTGCCGACTGGCACCTGGTCGACCGGTGGCTGACGGCCGGCGCGAGGTGGGCGCACGTCCCGCAGGTCACCCTGGATTACTACGCCAGCACCCCGGCGCTGGACGGCATGGCGCTGTCCGGGTTCCGGGAAGGCTACCTGAGAGCCTTCCCGCAGCTCGCGTTACGCAGGTTAGTCCTGGCTGCGCGTGCGAAAACGGGGGAACAGGGAGTAACCTGGCCCTAGTCACTGCCACTCGCCCCTGGCCACTGACGGAGCGGGGCCTTCGTTTTACGAGGGAGTCCCGGCCCCGTGCCACGAGGGCTGATCGAACGCATCCACGCCAGCCGACCCGAGCAGAGGGTTATCGGCGGCGTGCCCTGGCGTCCCTGGGACAACCCCTTCATGAAGTTCTCCGCGGGCGGCCCGGTCCACCCGTCCCGGCAGTTCTACGGCCAGGACGAGGCGCTGGGGCTGCCGGCGCTGTATTCCGGCGTCAGCCTGATCGCCAACTCGATCGCCTCGCTGCCGATCAAGATCTACGCCCGGGGTAATTCGTCCGGGCACGCCGTGCGGTACCGCGGGCCGTCCATCTTCGACCACCCGTGCGTGTCCGGCACCCTGTTCGACTGGCTGTTCACGATGATGACCAGCCTGCTGCTGCAGGGCAACGCCTGGGGCTTCATCACCGGCCGGGACGGCTACGGCTTCCCGCAGGGGATCGAGTGGATCCCGCCCCAGGACGTCTCCTGCGTCGATGACGAGATGCAGCCGTGGAACCCGCTGCGGACCCGGATCTACGTCTACGGCCGGCTGACGGACCGCAATGAGCTGTTCCACGTCAAGGCGTTCAGCCTGGCCGGCCGCACTGAGGGCGTCTCCCCGCTGCGCGCGTTCGCGATGACCATCCTGGCCGGGATCGAGGCCCAGCGGTACGGCACCGACTGGTACCGGGCCGGCGGCTTCCCGCCCGGGACATTCCAGAATTCCGAGATCGAGATCGACGCGGACCAGGCCGAGGAGATCCGCGCGATGCTCACGTCCACCATCCGCCGCAGGGAGCCCCTGGTTTACGGGCGCGACTGGGACTACAAGCCAGTCACAGTACCCCCATCAGAAGCACAGTTCGTAGATGCTATGCGGATGAACGCGACGCAGATCGCCTCCGTCCTGCATCTCCCGCCGGACAGGATCGGCGGTACTCGCGGAGATTCGCTTACGTATTCGACTGTCGAACAGGGCGCGCTCCAGGTGATCGAGGCGCTGCGCCCGTGGCTGGTCCGGCTGGAGACCGCGTTCTTCGACATCCTCCCGTCCAACCGGTACTGCCGGTTCGATAGCGATGCGCTGCTGAAGACGGATCTGAAGACGCGGACCGACATCTACCAGATCCAGCGGAACATCGGCCTGCGCACCACCGACGAGCTGCGCGACATGGAGGACCTGGAGGCGCTGCCCGGCAAGGCCGGCGGGGAGAACATCCCGCTGGAGGTCATGGTGGCCATGGCCCGGTCCATCCGCGGTATCCCCAACTCGATGATCGGCAGCATCACGCTGGAGATGGACCTCGCCGCGGACAAGCTGCAGGAGCTGCAGCGCGAGGGGCTGGCCAAGCCGGATGACCTGACCCAGCCCGCCGTGCAAGGCCCGGACCAGATGCTCGGCCAGATCATCG